GCTCTTATCGGGCCGGGGATGATAAACATAAAAAGTACCGTGAGTGGAGAGGCGGCTATTGGTTGTCAAAACACTGCTGGCGCTGGGTCTTATTTTTTATGGTTTGTTAATGCAGCAAACAACGCAGTAATCGGTTCTATTTCAAACAATGGAAATACGGCTACTGCATTTAACACTTCATCTGACTACCGCCTAAAGCATGACATCCAGCCTATGCAAGATGCGTTGGCAAAGGTGGCTGCACTTAAACCCTGCACTTATAAGTGGAACGCGAATGATAGCGAGGGTGAGGGATTCATCGCGCACGAACTTGCTGAAGTCTGCCCCGGCGCAGTAACCGGCGAAAAAGATGCAGTCAACGAAGACGGCAGCATCAAGCCACAGGGCATCGACACATCGTTCCTAGTAGCTACCCTGACAGCAGGTCTGCAAGAGGCAGTTGCAATGATCGAAGAACTAAAGGCTAAAGTCGCAGCATTGGAGGCTAAATAATGTCAGTCTCAATTAACGGCACTAACGGATTGACGTTTAACGACGGTAGCACACAGACTACTGCTGCTACTGGTTTTGGCTTCAAAAATCGTCTGATTAATGGAGATATGCGGATAGACCAGCGTAATGCTGGGGCGAGTATCACCCCGACAAACGGTCAGTTCAGCGCTGACCGCTGGCTGAACGAACTAAGCGCTGCATCGAAATACACTATCCAGCAGTCAACAACTGCCCCAGCAGGATTTACGAATTCTCTGCTGGTAACTTCTAGTTCCGCTTACACCGTAGGCGCTTCTGAAGTTTTCAACATCCATCAGCGTATCGAAGGATTGAACGTAGCCGATCTGGCGTGGGGGACTGCAAGCGCAGCGGCGGTCACTCTTTCGTTCAAAGCGCGTTCTAGCTTAACCGGCACTTTTGGCGGTGCTATTCAAAACGACGGCAACAATCGATCCTACCCGTTCACTTTCTCCATATCTTCAGCAAATACTTGGGAAGATAAAACGGTAACGATCCCCGGCGATACGTCTGGCACTTGGTTGACAACAAACGGTATTGGCCTTCGCCTTCGTTTTAGCTTGGGTGCTGGCTCAACTGTTAGCGGAACCGCTGGTGCATGGGCAGGTTCAGATTTCCGTTCAGCCACAGGTGCAGTCAGCGTAGTCGGAACTAACGGCGCTACTTTCGCCGTCACCGGCGTACAACTCGAAAAAGGCAGCACAGCCACCAGCTTTGACTACAGGCCGTATGGTACGGAGTTGGCGTTGTGTCAGCGGTATTTCCAAATTTATCAATCGGTAGGACTCCAAGATACTGTTGCTATGGGTAACGCTGAGAACACTACACGAGGGTATTTTTTACTGTCACTACCTGTATCTATGCGGTCAGCCCCTGCTTGTACATTAACCGCGACTAACTTCAGTATGCGTGGCACTACATCTTTTGTTGCTTGTACATCAGGTTCAATGGGCGGTACTGGGGGTTTATCAAATAGCTTTATAGCAGGGGAATTTAACTGCGGGTCGGCGCACGGCGCTCCTGCTGGTGGGTGCGTAAAGCTTTCAGCAAACTCTGTTTCAGCAAGTACAATTTTAATTTCGTCGGAGTTATAAATGTATAAACTTACTGCGCTATTTGTGGTTCGTTTTAACGAGGACGGGTCAACTACAGGAATCCCCTTCGATCCAGCCAACACGGATTACCAAGCTTTTTTACGTTGGTGCGAGGAAGGCAACGTACCGGAGCCAGCCGATGACGCCTGAACTGCAGCGCTATTACGAAGATCGGTTCGCCATGATGACCCACCAGGGCTGGCGCGATCTGCTGGAAGATATTGACTTAATGATAACGTCTTTAAATAACGTCGCTACAATCCAGGACGAAAAAGATTTACAATTTAAGAAGGGTGAGTTATCTATCCTAAACTGGCTGAAAACCTTGAAACAGGTCAGCGAAGAGGCATACGAGGCACTCAATGAGAAAGATATTTGAATTTCTCTGCGAAAGCGGAGAGCGCATCGAACGATTTGTCGAGTTTGAAGACAAAGTAGTTCGTTGTAATTGCGGCAAGACGGCCAGCCGCACCATATCTGCGCCGGCGTTTAAATTGGAAGGGTGGTCGGGAGCGTTTCCTACAGCTCACGCAAAGTTTGATAAAAGCCACCGAGACAAGCTAAAATCCGAGCAGAAGGCGAACAGATAAGCAGAAATGCCCTGTTCATGTTTAATCCTGAGAACCAAAAGATGGCAGGAAAAGGAACTTCGACATGTTGATTGACCAAGAACCAGAGATGCCTAGTGAGTTAGAGGCAGAAGAAGCAAAACTACCCGATTACGCAGCGCCAGAAGTCCCTGAACTACCTGACCGCTATCGCGGCAAGTCGATCGAGGACGTCGTCAAGATGCACCAAGAGGCCGAAAAGGTCATTGGCCGTCAGGCGCAGGAAGTCGGGGAAGTGCGAAAACTTGCCGATGAGCTGATCAAGCAGAATCTCTCGTCAAAATCTCAACCTGTTGAGCAGGTAGAGCCTGAAGTAGACTTTTTTGATGACCCTAAAAAGGCGATTCAGAAGACCGTTGAGACACATCCGGACGTTGTCGCTGCCCGCCAGGCGGGTATCGAGTTCAAACGGATGCAAACTCAGCAGCGTCTGGCGCAAGAGCACCCAGATTTCATGGAAATCGGGGCCGACAAGGACTTTGAGACATGGATTAAATCGTCTCAGGTACGACTCGAACTCTACGCCAGAGCCGATGCGCAGTTTGACTTCGATGCGGCCAATGAATTGCTAAGCACCTACAAACAGTTGCGTGGCATTAAGCAAAAGCAGGTCGAGCAATCCGGTAAGGAGGCTCGCCAGCAGACGCTAAAAGCAGCGCAAGTGGACACAGGTGGCACCGGGGAGAGTTCGAAACGTGTCTATCGCAGGGCTGACCTTATTCGGCTGAAAATGACCGATCCAGCTCGATATGACGCGCTGTCCGACGAAATTATGGCGGCGTATGCAGAGGGCCGGGTCAAATAATTTACTTTTGACTTTAGGAGTTAGACATGGCAACCGCATTTAGCCCAGCAAATAGCGTAACGACAACGACAGCAGCAACGTTCATTCCAGAGATTTGGAGTGATGAAATTGTTGCGGCCTACAAAAAGAACCTGGTTCTGGCCAACGTCGTTATGAAGATGAACTTTAAAGGCAAGAAAGGTGACACCGTTCACGTTCCTGCCCCAACCCGTGGCAGCGCCTCGGCCAAAGTGGCGACCAATGCCGTCACGCTGATCGCTGCAACTGAATCTGAAGTCCAGATTCTGATCAACAAGCACTACGAGTACAGCCGCCTGATCGAAGACATCGTCGAAGCCCAAGCTCTGAACTCACTGCGTCAGTTCTACACCAACGACGCCGGCTATGCGCTGGCTCGCCAAGTAGATACCGATCTGGTGCAGCTCGGTCGTGCATTCAACGGCGCAACCGTTGGTACCGACGACTACGCAACTTCTGCTTCGTCCACCAAAGCCTACATCGGCTCGGACGGCACAACTGCGTACAACAGCTCGACATCGAACGCTGCTGCCCTGACCGATGCTGCGATCCGTCGCACCATCCAGCGTCTGGACGACAACGACACCCCGATGGACGGCCGTTTCTTCATCATCCCACCATCCAGCCGTAACACCCTGATGGGTCTGGCTCGCTACACCGAACAGGCATTTGTCGGTGACGGCAGCGCCATCCGTAACGGCGAGATCGGTAACCTCTACGGCATCCCCGTATTCGTGACTTCCAACGCCGACTTCGGTGCTGGTAACACGGGCGCTGACCGTATCTGCCTGATGGGCCACAAGGAGTCGATGGTGCTGGTTGAGCAGATGGGTGTTCGTTCGCAGACCCAGTACAAGCAAGAATATCTGGGCACGCTGTTCACCTCTGACATGCTCTACGGTGTCAAGGCAATGCGTACTGCGGCAACCGTCGGCGCTGCTACATCGTCCTCGGCCTTTGCACTGGCTGTTCCAGCCTAATTAAACTCCCCGGCTTCGGCCGGGGGTTTTTAACCTAATTAGGAGAACATCATGGCAAATGCAACATCCGTCGTCGTCCGCGCTGGCAATGACCAGTTTCGCGGTCTTTACACTAGCACCTGGCTGGTTCGTGCCACTCTCAACGCTGACAGCTTGTCTGACGGCGCAGGTGACACCGATACCGTAGCTGTTCCCGGTGTGGCACTCGGTGACATGGTTTTGTCGGCTTCTCTGGCAGTTGATGTGGCGGGTCTTATCGTCACAGGCTACGTCAGCGCAGCAGACACCGTCAGTATCCGTTTCCAGAACGAAACCGGCGGCACCGTCGATCTGGCAGCAGCTACCCTGCGTCTCGTAATCGCACGTTCATTGGCGTAAAAGCCGGGGGCTTTGGCCCCCGTCTTGCCATCAGGAGGTTTCATGGCAACTTTTAAGTGTCTATCCAGTGGCCAGACGGTCACGTTTACTTTGCAACACGATATCGACAGCATGAAGGGCCATCAAGGCTATATCCGCGTCGATATACCCGAGGATACGCACAGCGAAGAGGCTAATTTGGTAACCCTATCCCCGCCAGCAAAACGGCAGGGGCGGCCAAGGAAGATGGAAAATGTCGGAAATTGACCCAAGAGAGTTTGGCAAATTGGAAGCGCAAGTAGAACTCATGCAGTCAGAGATCCATGCGCTGCGCAATGACGTCAAACAACTGCTGGAAATGGCTAACAAGTCCAAAGGTGGATTTTGGATGGGTATGACGATCGCGTCCGCATTGGGCGGCATACTGACTTTTGTTGCAGATAGACTGTTTTTCAAATAAGGGGTGACATCATGCCAATGGTTGACGGAAAGAAGTACCCATACACGAAAAAAGGCAAGCAGGAAGCTGCTTCGGCCAAGATCAGCAAACTGCGCAAAGAGGGCTACCCGCAGAAACAAGCGGTAGCCATCGGGCTTAGCATGGCCGGCATGGCCAAGAAAAAGGCCAAAAAATGAAGCCGGTCTGGGAGGCCAAACGGCCTAAAAAGCTGGGTGAGTCTAAACCCTTGACCCCAGCGAAAAAGGCGTCGGCCAAGCGTATGGCCAAGGCAGCTGGACGGCCCTATCCAAATTTGATCGACAACATGAGGGCAGCGAGGAAAAAATGAAGACACCCGCTTGGCAAAGAAAAGCCGGTCAAAATGCAAAAGGCGGCTTGAATGCCAAGGGCAGGGAGTCTTATAATGCAACAACTGGGGGCAACCTCAAAGCGCCGGTGAAATCCGGCGACAACCCACGACGAGCTTCTTTTCTTGCCAGGATGGGCGGTATGCCCGGTCCAGAGCGTGTAGACGGCAAGCCCACCCGGCTGCTGTTGTCCTTAAACGCTTGGGGCGCTACATCTAAGGCAGATGCAAAGGTAAAAGCTAAAGCTATCTCCGCAAGGAATAAGGCGAAAAGCAAATGACCTACCTAGAACTCGTCAACGATGTGTTAGCTCGCCTGCGGGAGACGCAGGTGACGACCGTCAACTTGACCACCTATTCTTCCTTGATCGGTAAGTTTGTCAATGACGCCAAGCGCCAGATCGAGGACGCCTACGACTGGAATGCGCTTGGCCAAGAAATTACTTTCACTACGACATCTGCCACGTACGAATATTCGTTGACCGGCGCTGGGCAGAAATTCCGCGTTACCAGCGATCCACTAAACACTACCAGCAATGTCGTCATGGAAGTCATTCCTGTGGGTGAGATGCGCCGCAAGCAGAACCTGCAGCCACAAGTAACCGCTGTCCCTACCGAATACTGCTTTGAGGGCGTGGACGGCAACGGCGACGCCAAGGTGCAACTGTGGGGTCGTCCTAACGGCGTCTACACCATCAAGTTTTTCCTGTCTGTTCCACAAGCCGCGCTATCGTCGGACTCGACATCGGTGCTGGTGCCGGATGTGCTGGTAGCGCAAAACGCTTACGCCCGCGCTTTGGTTGAGCGCGGCGAAGACGGCGGTCTGAACTCTTCGGAAGCCTACGCGCTGTATAAAACCATGCTGTCGGATTACATTGCTTTGGAAGCCACGCGGTTCCCAGAAATGCAGGAGTTTTACCCCTCATGAGCCAGCCACTGCGCATCGATACGATCTCGGCGCCAGGCTTTTACGGCCTGAACACCCAAGATTCGCCGCTCGATTTGAACGCGGG